AGGAGGAGCTAGAAAGGGATGCTGAAAACACAACTCTTGCTCGTTTTATAAGAAACCTGGAGTCAAGAATTTACGCACAGTTATCCCGACAGCTAGTGGATAACCTTTTTGGAGAAACTGCTAACACTTCTGGAACTTTAGAGCTTGAAGGCAATACAATAGAATACTCAACGGATGGAGACTACATAACCTTAATTATTACGGACCAAGATGGAAATACTACAGAAATTACTTTGCCTATCGGTGATTTTTCTTTCTAGTTGCGCAAACTGGTCAATACTAAATAATTACGCTCCTCCAGTAACACTACAAAAACAATCAGAGGTTGGCTATCTTATCAATCAAGAGTTAGCAGATATTGGAAAACCGTTTATAAAACCTACAATAGCGGTTTACCCGACAAGTTTCACCGATCAGACAGGTCAAAGAAGGAGTAATAGTAGTTACGCCTCTTTTTCCACCGCAATCACTCAAGCACCACACGCTTACCTAATAAGGGCCCTAACACATGCTGGCAATGGCAATTTTTTTGATGTTGTAGAGCGTGTTGGATTGGACAACTTAACGAAAGAAAGACAACTTATTAGATCCACCAGAAAAGATTTTAATGAGGATGAGAAGGTTTTACCCTTGGCCTTCGCTGGATTGATTATGGAAGGCGGTGTGATAGGATATGAGAGCAATACTAAATCGGGAGGTCTGGGAGCCAGGTATTTAGGTATTGGTGGCCAAAAAGAATATAGGCAAGATACCGTAACTGTGTCACTTCGGACCGTTTCAGTAAGCACTGGCAAAGTGCTCATTGAAGTTTTAACAACAAAAACTATATTAAGTGTTGCTATTAGCCAGGACGCTTTTAGATTTATTTCTAATGGCACCGAGCTAATAGAGATTGAAAATGGCATGGTTGAAAACGAATCTGTAAATATTGCTTTACAAAATGCGGTTGAAACAGCTGTTTTGGAAACCATAAAACTAGGAGTAAAAAATGGATATTGGAATATACCGGATCAAGAGCTACTTGATTCTATTCGCGGTTAGCGGATTTTTATTAGCGGATAACGAGGTTTATGTAGATCAAGTCGGTGCTACATTTAATTTAGATATTGAACAGCTAGGATCCTCAAACATAATTGGCGGAGCGGACGCTGTAGCGGGAGGCATGACTGCATTAGATTTAGATGGTGCGACCATGACTTTGGATATAAACCAAATAGGTGATTCGAACAAATTTTTAGGTGATATTACATCCGACACTTTCACTGGTTTTTTTGAGTTTGATGGAGACTCCAACGTTTTTGATATACAAGTAGATCCAACGAACACTTATGGTGCTGATAGCGGTAATTTTAACGTTGACGTAACTGGGGGCAGTAATACCTTTGAGTTAAATGTTGCCACTGCCGACTTAGCAAGCACATTAGACTTAGATTGGATTGTCCAGGGCGACTCAAATGATTTTACCTTTAATATTGACTATGACCTCGCAACCAATTATGTTGATGTAGATGGAGATTCAAACACAATTAATTTTGATGCAGACGGAGATAGTGGTGGATATTTCTATTTGGATCAGACAGGTAATTCACGAACATTTAATATAGAACAACAAAGTACATTAGCAAGTGACTGGCTACAAATTAATTCTAACGGTAATAACGGTACTATTTGCGTCAAGCAAAACGACGGCGGAACAAGCACCTCGTGTTGAAGTAGGGGCCATATCAGAGGTTAACGGTAGTGCCAGGATTGTTAGAGTAGACACCTCAATATCTTCTGTATATGAGGCTACCATTGATTCCAACGTAAAGAGTTACGATAGACTCGAAACCATGAACGGCCGTATGGCTGTGACTTTTCTTGATGAAACACTAATACGACTAACCGAACACTCTCAAGTGTTAATTGATGAGTTTGTGTTTGATCCAAATCCAGACAAATCAAAAATGGCCCTAAACTTTGCAAAAGGGACGGCCAGGTTTGTAACAGGCAAACTAAAAAAGATAAACAAAAAAAACATAACCATAAGAACTAATAGCGCCGTTATTGGTATTAGGGGCACTGACTTTACTATCACCACAAATGAAATTGGTGAGTCACTCATAATTTTATTGCCAAATCCGGACGGCACTGCCAGCGGTGAAATAGAGGTAACTACTGCTATGGGTTCAGTAATATTAAATAAACCCTACGAATCAACGGTGACTACGGTTTTTGAACAAACTCCTAGCAAACCCGTAATTTTAGATCTGACACTGGATGTCATTGATAACATGTTAATTGTCCAGCCACCTAAAAGAGACGTAAATTTCATAGAAGAGGAAACCAGCTCAAACAACAACGTATTAGACGTTGATTTTTTAGAGTTTGATGATTTAGATGTTGATTATTTTGCAAAAGACGAGCTTGAATTTACTGAGCTAGATATAAATTATTTAGATGTTAATTTTTTTGAGGATCTCTTGAAAATTATTGATGAGCTAGATCAGCTAGAAGAAGATGACCTAAAACAAGAACAAACCGTAACCAGAATTACTGGCACCAAGGTTGGACAAGATACGCAAACACAAATTATTACATTGGTTTCTGGTGATTTAATTAGTCTACGCAGAAAAGTAGAGCAATCGGTCCAAGTAGATTTAAACAATAGCCAAGGCTATACTGTAATTTTTATACAGAACGGAGTTTCTAATACTGTAAAAATAAATGGTGGTGGCGACTCCATTATTAAAATTACGCAAGGAAGTTAATGAGCAAAGTTTTAATAGGAATTATATTGGTTTTAGGCCTTGGTGCGTATTTTTTATGGAGTGAAAATACTAGATTGTCACAGCTTAACCAAGCCTTTGAAATTAGAAACCAAGAACAGTTAGCTACTATAGAAACCATGCAAAATGATTTCAAAGTGCAATCCGAGAGCCTGTTGGCCCTACAATCAAAAAATCAAGAAATTCAAGCCGAAATGAATCGGTACCTGGACATTTTTAAAAGACACGATTTAACTAAATTAGCCGCGGCAAAGCCTGGTCTAATAGAACCGAGAGTAAATAATGGAACTAAAAAAGTTTTTGAAAGCATCGAAGAGGACAGTCGCAATATTGATAGCCTCAACGATGGCTTACAGTTGCAGTCTAATCCCTAGCCTACAGCAAGTAGAGGTTGTTAGTAAGCCGGTTGAGCGAACATTTATACAACCAGTCATGCCTAGAGAAATAGATCTTAAAGAGCCTTATTGGTATGTTGTATCCGAAAAAAATATAGATGAGTTTTTAGCCAGGATTGAAAAGGATCAAGGCAATGTTGTTTTTTTTGCTATGTCGGTTCCAGATTACGAATTGATGGCTTATAACATGCAAGAGTTAAAAAGGTATATTAATGAATTAAAACAGGTTGTGGTTTACTATAAAACTGTAACAACCACAAAGGGTGAAGATGATGAGTGATGGACCAGACGCTTTTGTTTACCAAGCAGAGCTAGACCGAATTGTAGACGGTGATACTTTAGATTGCATCCTAGATCTTGGGTTTGATGTCAAACTACATAAACAAAGAGTGCGTTTGCATGGGATAGATACACCCGAAAGCAGAACAAGAGATCTAGCTGAAAAAAAACTAGGACTTGCGGCCAAAAAAAGATTAGGCGAATTGTGTAAGGGTAAATTTAGGGTAAAATCACTCGGCAAAGGAAAATATGGCAGAATACTTGGCATACCTTATACAGAAGATGGCGAAGATATTTGCCAGATTCTTATCAAAGAAGGTCACGCTGTTGAATACACAGGTGGCAAAAAAACCAAAGTGTGGGGGGATTATTAACATGCACATATCAGAAGAAGGTAAATCATTAATTAAGAAATTTGAAGGCTGTAAGCTAGAGGCATACTTAGACGCTGTAGACGTACCTACCATTGCGTATGGCAGGACTAAAGGTGTACGGTTAGGCGATGAGTGCACGCAAGAACAAGCAGACGCCTGGCTTGAAGAGGAGTTAGAAGAGTACGGCGGTTATGTAAACGATGCCGTAAAAGTACCATTGACCCAAAACCAGTTTGATGCGTTGGTTGCATGGACTTATAACTTGGGCCCAACAAATCTTAATAACTCAACCATGCTTAAAGTATTAAACGAAAACAATCTTGATGAAGTCCCAGCTCAAATGCGCAGGTGGAATAAAGCCGGCGGAAAAGTGCTAGAAGGACTTGAAAGAAGAAGGCTTGCAGAATCTATGTTATTTGAAGGCAATTCCGCCTGGCATGAGGTATAACACGAAACAAAATTACATTATACTTTCCTTAGACGCATGAGCGTTTAGGGTTGGGTGATTACTATGTCACTACCTAATTACCTGGCCCGCCTTTATAAATATGAGTGATGTTTCCCTAAAAGATTTCGATATATTGTCTGAACAAGACAAAGCGGAGGCTGTAGCTTTATTAAATCGATATGAGCAGTTAGATAAGCAAGATGCTTGTCAAAAAGATTTTATGGGTTTTGTTAAACACATGTGGCCCGAGTTTATTGAAGGCCGACATCATAAAATTATTGCAGATAAATTTAACAAAATAGCGGACGGTAAATTAAAAAGATTAATAGTTTGCCTACCACCTAGACACTCTAAATCTGAGTTTGCCTCCACCTTTTTTCCTGCATGGATGATGGGTCGTAGAGGTAATTTAAAAATAATTCAAACAACACACACAGCTGAATTAGCAGTGCGCTTTGGTCGTAAGGTAAGAAACATTATTGACAGTGAGGAATACCAGCATGTTTTTCCAGATACTAAACTACAAGCAGATAATAAATCGGCAGGTAGATGGACAAGTAACCAGGACGGTGAATTTTTTGCCGCTGGTGTAGGTGGTGCGATTACTGGACGTGGTGCTGACTTATTAGTCATTGATGATCCGCACTCCGAACAAGACGCACTATCTCCAAAAGCCTTAGAAAGCGCTTACGATTGGTACACCTCTGGACCTAGGCAACGTTTACAACCAGGAGGAATCATAGTCATAGTTATGACGAGGTGGTCTACAAAAGACCTGGTTGGAAAAGTTTTACAAAAACAGGGTGAAGATAACGCTGACCAGTGGGATGTCGTTGAGTTTCCAGCAATTATGCCAGATTCGGAAAAACCTCTTTGGCCAGAGTTTTGGAAAAAGGAAGAATTACTAGGAGTAAAAGCCTCTTTGCCCGTAAGTAAATGGAACTCACAATGGATGCAAAACCCGACAGCAGAAGAAGGATCTATCGTAAAAAGAGAGTGGTGGCGTAGATGGGAATACGAAGATATACCACCTTACTCATACGTCATACAAAGCTATGATACAGCTTTTTCTAAAAAAGAAACTGCTGACTATTCAGCGATAACAACCTGGGCTATATTTAATGCTGGCGACGAAACGGCCGATGCAATTATTTTATTAGATGCAAAACGAGTCCGAGTAGACTTTCCAGAATTAAAAAGATTGGCTATGGAAGAGTATAGATATTGGAAACCAGATTGTGTTTTGATTGAGGCAAAAGCCTCTGGAACACCACTCACACACGAATTAAGAAGGATGGGTATACCTGTTACTTCTTACAGTCCGAGCCGAGGCCAAGATAAAATAGCCAGAATGAACTCTGTAGCACCAATTTTTGAGTCCGGTATGGTCTGGGCCCCGGAGCATGATTTTGCCGATGAAGTTATAGAAGAAATGGCCAGTTTCCCTTTTGGTGATTATGATGACTATTGCGATAGTGCTACAATGGCTTTGATGAGATTTAGACAAGGGGGCTTTGTTTCTCTTGAAGAAGATTACCAAGACGAGGTTAGACTTTTAAAATCTAACAGACAGGTATATTATTGATGAAGATATATATAACTAAATTTATCCATGACGGCAAAGAATTTGCTGGACCTAATATTCATGCAGATAATATGGACAATGCCGAGTTAATCGCTGAGTCACAAGGTTTAGAAGTTATGGGTGAATTACAAGACATAATACAGGCTTATGAAATGGATGTTGAGCCGAAGGTAATACATTAAATATGGCAATAGAAAAGGTATTAGACGCAGAAAACTCACCCGATATTAAAAATCAATCTTCTGCTGTGGAGGTTTTTCCGGAGGAAAGCAGAAATGACCAGATAGCTAATGCCGCACAGATATTGGTTGATGAAGAACAGGTCTTAATAGATGAAGAAATATTAGAACCAGAGCCTCCGCTTATGAATTTCAACGCTAACTTAGTTGATTTCATAGATGAATCCACTTTACAAAAAATATCCTCAGATCTTTTAAGCTCAATAAAATCTGACAAACAATCAAGATCAGAATGGGAAAGGACTTATACCGATGGCCTTAAATACCTTGGTATGAAGTTTGACGAATCAAGATCACAACCCTTTGAAGGATCCTCTGGAGTGATACATCCAATACTCGCAGAGGCCGTAACACAATTCCAGGCCCAGGCTTATAAAGAAATGTTGCCGCCTAAAGGCCCAGTCAAGACAGAAATTATTGGTGCCAGGACAATAGAAACCGAGGATCAAGCGGAAAGAGTACAAGAATTTATGAACTATTACATTATGAATGTAATGAGTGATTATGATCCAGAGTTAGATATGTTACTGTTTTATCTACCTTTGGCTGGATCTGCTTTCAAAAAAGTATATTTTGATAGCGTTACAGGCAAAGCAGTATCTAAGTTTATACCGCCCGAAGATCTAATAGTGCCTTACGAGGCCTCAGATATCAGCTCAGCAGAGAGAATTACACATGCAATCAGCATGTCTTTGAATGAAGTTAAGAAACAACAATTAACTGGTTTTTATGCAAACGTTGAAATAAATGATGAAACTTACGACTCTGAATCAGAAATAGAAAAAGCGATTGATGACATTCAAGGGGTAGAGCCTAGTTATAAAGAAGATCGTAATAGAACTATTTACGAAATTCACACTGTATTAGATATCGAGGGTTTTGAAGATCTTGATGCAGAAGGACAGCCTACAGGTTTAAAATTACCATACATAATCACTATAGATGAGGACTCATCAACTGTTTTATCAATAAGAAGAAACTATTTAGAAACAGATCCTCTTAAAAACAAAATTAATTACTTCGTACAGTATAAGTTTTTACCAGGCCTAGGTTTTTATGGTTTAGGCCTATCTCACATGATTGGTGGGTTGTCAAAAGCATCAACATCAATATTAAGACAGCTTATAGATAGCGGCACGTTAGCCAATCTACCTGCTGGTTTTAAAGCAAGAGGCATGCGCATACGGGATGAGGATGAGCCACTACAACCAGGAGAATTTAGAGATATAGACACCACAGGTGGCTCTCTGAGAGAAAACTTAATACCTTTACCAATAAAAGAACCAAGTAGTGTATTGATGCAATTATTAGGTTTACTTGTAGACTCTGGTAAGCGTTTTGCGGCAATAGCTGATATGAACGTAGGCGACATGAACCAAGCGATGCCTGTAGGGACTACAGTGGCTTTACTGGAACGCGGAACAAAAGTTATGTCCGCAATTCACAAACGGTTACATTACGCACAAAAAATAGAGTTTCAGATACTTTCTAAGGTTTTTGCTGAGTATTTACCGCCTGTTTATGAGTTTGCTGTTGGTTCTGGATCACAAGAAATAAAAAGCCAGGACTTTGACGGTAGAATCGACGTAATACCGGTATCAGATCCAAACATATTTTCACAAAGCCAACGAGTTACCCTGGCACAAGAGTTACTACAAATGGTTCAATCTGCTCCAGAAGTTCACGGGCCCATGGGGATATATGAGGCTTACCGTAGAATGTACTCCGCTTTAGGTGTTGATAACGTTGATAATTTATTGCAACCACCGCCAGATATGACTCCAAGGCCTATTGATGCAGGTATTGAAAACTCTGGTCTTTTACTTGGTCAACCAGCACAGGCCTTTGAGCAACAAAATCATCAAGCACACGTTGAGGCTCATAGAAGTTTATTTTTGACAAGTGTTGTTCAAGAAAACCCACAAATTCAGTCTTTAATTATTAGTCATTGCATGCAACATCTTCAATTTTTATCAGCTCAGTTGGCTGTAGAGCAGATCCCAGAAGAAACACAATTACGAATACAAGAGATTCAAATGCAAATGCAACAAGTCACTCCACAAGAGGCTCAACAAATCGGGGAGCAAATACAAATGATACTCGACCAATTCAGTGCCCCAATTATGGCTGAACTTACCAATAATTTTCTCCAATCCATAGGCCAGGGGTCTGGTGAAGATCCTCTTGTGGAAATCAGAAAAACAGAGTTAGCACTCAAAGATAAAGAGTTAGATCTTGACGCTAACAAATTTGTTGCAAAACAAGAGCAAAGAGCACAGGAAAAATTATTAGATGCAGATTTACAAAAACAACGTATTGATGTGCAAAAAACGATTGCGGATGATAAACTCGAATTAGCTATAGATAGATTAAAGCAAAATGCAGATCTGAAATTGCTAGAGTTAGAAACCAAACTTAGGAGATAAAATGACAACATCTTATAAATTAGATGCCGTTCAAAAGCTAAAACATGCGAAAGCAAAGGAACGCGCCAAGGAAATGCAGGCAAATGCTAGAGCTGTTATGGATGCTAAAGCTAAAAAAGAGGCAAGTGACGCCAGGATAGCGGCAAAACTTAAAATTATTGAGGCAGGTGGGGTTGTTCCAGATCCAGTGCCAGTAGTAAAAGAGGAGCCTAAACCTAAAGCTACACCAAAAAAAGCAACAACAAAAAAAGTTGCACCGAAAAAATCAACAGCTAAAAAAACACCAGCCAAAAAAACAACAGCCAAAAAGAAAGGACGACCAGCCGGATCAAAAAGTAAAAAGTAATGGACGATATAGATCTGCTCGATAGAGTTAAAAAGTTGATTGAAAATCGCGAAAAGCAAATTCAAGAAACTTTAATGTCTGGTGGCTTAAAAGATATTGAACATTATAAATATTTGCAAGGAGAGCTTAGTGCTTTATACTATATTGCAAACGAACTTAGTGACATATATAAAGGTTGATAATGGCAGAAACAAAAAAAGTAGCAGACGCTTACATAGATCCGGATGACAGAATTTTGGATCCAGAACTCTTAGACAAATCCCTTTTAGACCGCATGCCACAACCAACAGGATGGAGAATGTTGGTTCTCCCGTATGCGGGCAAAGCAAAAACTAAAGGTGGTATTGTATTAGCAAAAGAAACAGTTAATCGCGAGGCCCTAGCGACCGTCGTTGCTTATGTCGTTAAAATGGGCCCTCAGTGTTACAACGACAAAGCAAGATATGGCGATAAGCCATGGTGCGAAGAAAAACAATGGGTTTTAATAGGGCGCTACTCTGGCTCTAGGTTTAAACTTGAAGATGGTGCGGAGGTTAGAATCATCAATGATGATGAAGTTATAGCCACCATTCTCAATCCAGATGACATAGTGAGTTTATGATGAGTGAACAAGAAAATACTCAAGCTGTTCAGCCAGAGGTTGAAGAGTTAGAAGTAGAGGTAGTGGATCAACCGGAAACCGAAGAAACTAAATCTGAGGCTGTTTCCACAGACGATGAATTAGAAAATTACACAAAAGGTGTATCAAAAAGAATTAACAAGCTGAATGAGCGCAACAGAGCCGCAGAGGAAAAAGCGGCTAGGTTAGAGCAAATGCTGGCCCAAAAAGAAATGGAAACAGCAAGCATGTTAAAACAAGCACAAGAAACTAAGGCCCAGCTTTTGGTTAAAGAAGAAGAGGCTTTGGAGGCTAAACAACAGCAGGCCGATGATTTATACAAAAAAGCTATACAATCAAACGACGCTGAGTTAATAAGTAAAGCTGATACGTTAAAAAGTGATTTAAGCATTCAAAAAGAAAAACTTAAAATTGCAAAGCAACAAGCAGATCAACAAACGTTTCAGAACCCACAACCTGTGCAACAACAAGACCAAGTTGCGCAACCACAGGTCCAAGCAGAACCTTCAAGAGAGGCCAAAGAATGGCACTCACAAAACTCTTGGTATGGCGATGATTCGGACCCAACCAATCAACAAGCTACGCAATTTGCGTATTTCACACACTTTAATTTAATAAACGAAGGTTATGAGGCTGACTCACAAGAATATTATGACCAGCTCAATAGTCGTGTTTATAAAGTTTATCCAGATCTTCAACCATCTGGTAATGTCGAGCAATCAGAAGGTAGACCCGCTGTGCAAAGAGTCGCCTCAACCTCTGTGGGAGGTCGACAAAAAACACAAGGCAAAAAGAACGGTGTAACTTTCTCTAAATCGGAAGTTGAGCGTCTCAGAGGATTAAAACCACACAACATGACAGAAGATGCGTGGTTGAAATCTGTTGCTAAAGAAAAACAAAAAATAGCCAACAGGGAGGCAAAATGAACGAAGAAAAAGTAACTACAACCAGACAATCCCGTGAATCCGAGAGTCACGCTAATACTACTCGTAGACAACCATGGAGGCCGGTTAGAAAGCTAGAAACCCCTACCCCACCAGAAGGATATGAATATCGTTGGATAAGAGAATCCATGCTGGGCCAAGAGGATAGAAGTAACGTAAGTAAAAGACTAAGGGAAGGTTGGGAACTCGTAAGAGGTACTGACTTACCCACAGAATTTGTCTTACCTACTATGGAAGAAGGCAGACACGCTGGCATTGTTTATAACGATGGACTACTCTTAGCGAAGATTCCTGTAGAAACCAAGAATGAGCGTAATGCTTATTATGAAGGTCAAACAGCTAAAAAACGTGAGGCACTGGATAACAACATGTTCAATGAGTCGCGTAAAGATAGCCGTTATGTGCAGTATGATTCAAAAAGGGAGTCTAATGTTACTTTTGGGAAAAAGTAACAACATATAATAGGAGCTAAAAATGGCTAATAGTGATAGCGCATTTGGATGCAAGCCTGTTCGTATGATGGGTGGAGCACCATACTCTGGTGGTCAATCAAGATACAGAATCGCAAGTGGAGCTACAACTCCAATCTTTCAAGGCGATTTAGTAACTCAGTTGACAGCTGGTGTAATTGGTAGACATACCGCAACTGGTACTGTTCCGATTGTCGGAGTGTTTAACGGTGTTCAATACACTGATCCAACCACAGGCGAGCAAGTTTTCAAAAACACATATCCTGGCAGTATTTCTGCTAGTGATATAATCGCAAGCGTAATAGATGATCCAAACGTAGTGTTTGAGGTCCAAGCAGACGATACCTTCCCGGTAGCTGATCTGTTCGGTAACTTCGACATTGTTGATGGTTCACCTGTTGGCGATACTAAGTCTGGAAGGTCAAACCTTGAACTAGACGTAACAACCGGTGCTACGACCGCAACGTTACCTCTCAAGGCGATTGATATCTCCCAGGATCCCGATAACGATGACGTAGCATCAAGCAACACCAATGTTCTTTGTGTGATTCAAAACCACATCATGGGGCAGAAAGGTGCTGGCCTAGCGTAAGGAGTAAATAATGGCAATATCAAGAGCTCAACTAGCTAAAGAGCTAGAACCAGGTCTGAATTCATTATTTGGTCTTAACTATGATGAATACGATCGTGAATACGAAGAGATCTTCACTATTGAAGATTCCAACCGTGCCTTTGAAGAAGAAGTATTAATTACTGGATTCGGATCTGCGCCGACTAAAACCGAAGGTCAAGGAGTAGTCTTTGACAACGCGTCTGAAAGTTTCAGTGCACGTTACACCCACGATACAGTGGCGTTAGCGTTTGCTCTAACAGAAGAGGCTGTTGAGGATAACCTTTACGACTCACTCGGGAAAAGATACGTTAAAGCACTAGCAAAATCTATGGCTCATACCAAAGAGGTTAAAGGTGCGGACGTTCTCAATAATGCTTTCTCATCCAGTTTTACTGGCGGAGACGGTGTTTCATTAATTAACACTGCTCACCCATTAGCGGGTGGTGGTACTGCGGCAAATAGACAAACAACTATGGCCGACCTTAATGAAACTTCATTAGAGGACGATCTAATTAGTATCTCAACTTTCACAGATGACAAGGGATTAACAATCTCTGTTCAAGCTGACAAACTAATCGTGCCACCACAATTAGTATTTGTTGCTGACAGAATTCTTAATTCTCCAGGTAGAACTGGAACTTCTGATAATGACTTGAACGCTATTAAGAACACAGGTGTTCTTCCTGGCGGCTATTCAGTAAACCATTATCTGAATGATCCAGACGCATACTTCATCTTAACTTCTGTAACAGCAATGGGCGATGGCCTTAAAATGTTCCAGAGAACTGGCATGGAAACATCCATGGAACCAGATTTCTCAACTGGTAACATCCGTTACAAAGCGCGTGAAAGATATTCATTTGGTTTCTCTGATTGGAGAGGAATCTTCGGATCACAAGGTGCGTAAATAGAACGACTGAAATACCGTTTATAACTCAAGTATTTCAAATTAAGGGCCCACCAGGGCCCTTTTTTTTGGCCTAAATTAATTAAAAATAATAAGTGTAAAATATTGCACATTTTTGCAATATTTAGTATATTAGGTATATGGGAAATGTATTCAATAATCAAAACGGAGGAAAAATGATAAAAGTATTTCATGCAAACGAGTTTGGTGATAACACCAAAGGTTACACCAAGGTAGCGGAGGTTGATGTTGATTGTATTTGGGAGGCCTTTAGGATGACTCAGAATCTTGACGGTTCTTGGTCAAGAGGGCCAGAGTTCGAGTTTGATGGCAAGAAGTTTGTCAACGGTGACTACGATTCAAGGATCAAGGTCACGACAGATCTTGTGATTAGCAAGAGAACTGGCGAGCCAATGGGTTTGAGATCTACTTCTAGCGGTGACGTTATTTTTGACGGCAGTAAGTATTGGTTCTTGGTCCCATTAGGTGCGGGCAGAACTGGTCCTATTTACAAGACTCATGGTGACACAGTTGTCATCGACAACTTTGATATTGACGGTTTCATTTACAACGACAAGGAGGTGGCGTAATGGGAACTACAGTAGATTTTATTAG